ACTGACTTGGAGTTTCCTCCCTTAGAAATGTCAAATGCAATTGCATCAATTAAATATCCAATATCTCTTCTACACTTTACTCTACCAGTAGCAACTCCAACTGCACCATAATCAAAGTCTGGACCATAATATCCAAATGGACCATCAGTGCTGGTAATGAAACCTACAATTTCATTGGCAATGAATTCCTTGTTTCTAACCAGTAGATTTGCAGCATCAAGGAATCTACCAGGAATGTTATATTTTGAAGATAATACAGAGTATGCAAAACCTACATTATTGTCACCATCTACAACTTCACCACCAATTCTTACATCACCTTGAACATCTAAGGTTCTAGTTGCAACATTGGTTCCAATTGCAACTAATGGTTGAATAGTTTTTACAAAATCAGTTCCAAGAGTTCCATATACTTCTTCTGATGTGAAGTACTCAGAAGCAGAAAGGACAGTTCCTGCTATACCTACATCTAATTCTCCAGTTGTGGTAATTCCTAAAACATTCAGATTATCAATTGTTGAGATTCCTACTCTTTCTTCTCCAATGGAAGCAAAGTCAATAGTAGAGATCCCAACTACAGACTCTCCAATAGTTGCAAATCCTACAGTTGCAATACCAGAAAGTAATTGTGAAATTGTACCAATGCCAATTGTTGAAACTCCAACAGTTTCTGAATCAATAGTTGCTGTTGTGACACTTGCAATGCCAATTGTGGCAATTCCAGCATATACATCAGTTACAGTTGCAAATCCAACTGTAGCAACTCCGATTGCAGCATCAGTTATGGTTGCAAATCCAACTGTGGCAATACCAGAATATAGGGTGGTGACAGTGGCAAATCCTACAGTTGCAATGCCAATATTGGCATCAGTTACATCTGCTAAAGATATTGTTGCAATACCAATATTAGCATCAGTTACATCTGCTAAAGTTATTGTTGCAATTCCAATTGCAGCATCAGTTATGGTTGCAAATCCAACTGTGGTCAATCCTACTGTGGATTGTAGGACATCTGAATACTCAACTGTTGATATACCAACTATCTCTTCAGCTACAGTAGCAAATCCAACTGTTGATACTCCAACAGTCTCTGCAGAAATATCAGCAACTGCAACTGTTGCAAATCCTGAGATTGTGGCAAAGGTCATGGATGTGAATCCTTGAACCCTTGCGTTCTGTAAAATGTCTAAATTATATTCAGGAACAGTGGAACCAATACCAACAGAACCAAGACCAGTTATAACTACTGATTCTGGAGCAAATACATTGACTTTAAATTTATTGGTTCCAGGATCTTCATCAATACCAATACCATCAGTTACATATACCTTACCATCTACATCTAATTCAAAATTTGGTGATGCTACATTAACACCTAGTCTATCTCCAACAGTCAGATTTGTTTCTACATTAGCATCACCAACAACATCTAAACTAAAATCTGCTAGAGTTTTACCTATTGCTACTCTTTTTGTTGTAGAATCAGCATATAATGCTTCTGTTCCTACACCAAGACCTGTTCTAACTACAAAATAGTTTTCTTGTGATGCCATAATCGGGTTCCACTATCCCCCTTTTGATTTATTTATAAGATATGGTATAATAACTTAAAAAATCAAACATCATGCAAGTAATAGATAACTATTTACCAGAGGAAATTTTCAAACCTATTCAAACAATGATTCTTAGTGATGGATTTCCCTGGTATTGGAATGATGCAAAATCAACTTATGAAAATTATTCATGCAATGATTTAGACAATTTTCAGTTAACTCATAGATTTTATGATCAATATAGCAAATGCAGCACTGCTAATATTGATCAAATTATAGTAAAATTAAACCCACAAGCAATTGTTAGAATTAAAGCAAATTTAAATCCAAAAACAACCAAAATTATAAAATATGGATTTCATGTGGACACTCATATTAATTGCAAGACTGCAATCTATTATTTAAACACTAACAATGGATATACAGAATTTAAAAATGGGGAAAGGGTTGAGAGTGTAGAAAATAGAATGGTGTTTTTTGAGTCCCAGTTAGAGCATACTGGGACATCATGCACAAATCAGAAAAGAAGAGTTGTTATAAATTTTAATTATTTTTAAGAAACTCTCATAATGTATGCAAGAGCATAGTATGGAGGTAAGTTTGCATTGGTTGCAGGTGAACCTTCAGTGGTAATTGATGTTGATGCTGTAGGTTGTGTGTAAGATACACTGCCAGATGTAGTACTTAGGTCTACTCCATCAACAACTGCTGCTCCACCACCAGAAACACCTTCAGTTCTTGTGCTAACAGAAGCTTCTGTCAAGAATGTACCACTTGCACTTCCACCAGTTAAAGTAGTTGTTGCAGTGTGATTGTGTGAAACCAAAATAGCATCAGAACTACCACCAGTTGCACCTACAGAAAGTCCTGGATATGTAGTATCTCCAGTTCCACTGCTAGCACCAACAACAAATTTGCTTCTTAAATCTGGAGTTCCATTATTTCCATCACATAGTGCCCAGTTTGAAAGATCTCCAGTCCCAACAGAAGATGCTGCACCAGACCAAAGAATAATTCCACCAACAGGAATTGTTCCATATCCATGAAGTGTTGTTGATGGTGGAACAATTACTTTTCCACCAGCAGAATTCAAGTATAAGTTATCTGATGTGGTAGTAATTGTGGTTGCTGAAGACACTCCAACTGTAACATTACCAATTGTTGCATCACCAATTGTTGCATCACCAATTGTTGCATTATTATTAACTAAAAGGTTATCTCCAACTGCAACTCCCCCAGAAACTACAACAGCAGCAGTTGTTGAGTTAATTCCTGGTTGAGTGTTTGTAAAAGTTGCTATTCCAACAAATTCAGACTCACCTTCAACAGTTAATTTTTGTAAGGTAGTTACTGCAGTGGATGCATCTAAAATATCATTTACAATTAAAGTATTAACTTCAAGGGTATCTGCTACTTGAGTATCTTCATCCTCTACTGGAACACCAACTGCAGTTTGATCTCCTGTAATTGCATCAAACTTAGTTCTTCCAATAAAGAACTCTCCATTGCTATTCATTCCAGTGTAAACAACTAGTCCACCTTGAGAAACTAAAGATTGTGAAGTTAATATCTCATCTTCATTTAGAATTCTGTCTTGGTTTGATGGCATACCAGTAGAATAGTTACCAGGACCAAAACCAACATATTCAAATGTATGACCTGATGCTCTAAGAATGGAGTTTCTTCTAAGTTCAATTGGAACTACTGAAATTCTCTTAATTGCAGATCCAGTTAAGTGTGGAACTATTCTGGTTCCTAATTGACCCCTCTTAACATAAATTTCACCACCAGAAACTTTAGTCACCAACATAATTTCAGTATTTACTTGAATTATGTCTCCTTTTTGCAATCCATAAATGCTTGATACTAAGAAGTTAATATCAGATATTGAAATTGCTTGATTTGTTTTTGACTTGTATCCATCATAAAGGGCAAAATGTCTTGATGCTAGATTTTCATTTTCAACATTAGTTTCTTTTTGATTAGATGAAAGACCATATGCATAAACTCTATTTGCAGCTCCAGCATCACCTCTAACAGTAAATGATGTGATTCCAATCACATTAGAAACTGTGGATATTCCAATACTTGGATCTGATCCAATTTGGTCATCAAATAATACTTTATTTCCAACTGCAAAATTATGTGGTTGTTGAGTTATAATAGTTGTTGTATTAGTTCCAGAATCATATACTGCTCCATCTGGAGAAGTTTGTAGTTGATATCCTGGACCACCAAATAAGATAACAGATTGCTCTGGAGTCTCTGGAATTCCTAGATTATTATAGTATGTTATAGTATTTGATGTTACTGACTTAATCAAGAAAGTTCCATTATTTCTTGAATTTTTACACCCAAGTATTTGAATAGTGTCTAAATCAGAAGAATCTTGATTTGTAGTTGTAACAATAACACTTGCAGTATTTGAAGATCCTGGAATTCCTCTTAATGTTAGGGAATCTCCAACAGTATATCCAGAACCAAAGTTTTGAATTGCAACAGTATCTACGCTATTTGAAGCAACTGTTATTGTTGCAGTTGCATCTTGCCCAGTTCCACCACAAAGAGGAATATCATAATAAGTTCCATTTAAGAACCCAGATCCACCAGAACTAATAGTCAGTCTCTTAATACCACCTAATCCATGGTTTGTTGCAGTTGTTGCTGTACAAACACCAACTGGACTAAATGTTGTTGTGTCTTGATAGGTAGTAATTCCAGTGATTACTTTTCCTAGATTAAAATCTGCTAAGAAAGATGATACAACTTCCTTAGTACTGCTATTCTTGGGATCATTAACATTAACTATACCAATAGTTGATCTAGATGCTTTTGTAATTGTTCCTTCAGGGTCTGAGTTTGGATTATCCTCATCAACCTTTGGATACAATCTTTCAATACTTTGAGATAGTTTGTATGTATCTGTATCAAATGGAGTTACAGTTGGAACATTTTTAAATGCATTAACTGTTACATGATAAATTCCATCAGAAATTCCTTGCTCATAAGAAGTGATGGTGTCAATGTCATAAAGTTGATAATCATTTTGTACAGATTTCTGAACAAAGTATGGCAAACTATTTCTGTTTGAATCATAGATTGTATAAGGTGGAATTCTATAGTTTGAAGTTTGAGCACAATCTCTTACAGTTAACCAAGATTCTGCAGTAGAAATGCCAACTGTAATTTCTCCAGGATCTCTAGTTATTGCATAAGTAAATCTTAATTCATTAACAACTGATGCAACAGTGAATTCTCCATTATATCCAGTTCCAGTACCAAGACCCACTGGAGCAGGTTCTGCAGAACTCTTTAAGTCATAAACTTTTATAGAATCTCCAACTTTTAAGTTGTGTGGTTTACTCGTTACAATGGTAACAAATCCAGCACTATACCATGCATCAACAATTGCACCATTATTTCTAATTAAGGATAATTCATTGTTTGTAGCAGAAACTAAATCAGTACTTTCTGCCTGTGGAAGTAAAGAACTTAGAGCATTTGATGCCCTCTCAATAATAAAACCAGAGGAGATATCAGAAGCAGCTGAAGATTCTTTAGGGATAAAAATTCTAAATCTATATGCTTTATCTTCATTTACTCTACTATCTAATGTTCTCTTGATGTATGAAAGTGGTGCACTAACTGTGGCAAGATTGCTAAAGAATGAAGTTGCACCAGAACCTAAAGAGTTTACTCCAACATACCAATTTTGATTTGCTGAGTCCCACTGAATTGGGTGACCAACATCTCCAACAGTCTTCTCATTAACAGAACTTCTGAAGAGTAGGTTTCCTGTAGTAAAACCTACTTGGTTTTTAATATCTACTACAAAAACATCATTTTCTGCATTATTTACATTATCATATAATTTAATTCCAGTTCCACCAGTTAATCTAACATTATACAGTTTATCATGTTCTATTCCATCTGGAAGAACCCCATTTTTTGCAATTATTTTTCCAGAAATTCCAGTAGAAATGCCTGTTATTCCAGATAAAGTAATTATATTGGTTGTGGTGTCAATTGTATTAATATCATATTCAATTTTGTATGATGGATTGATGGGAATTTGATACTCTACGTTAGCTGCTCTATAGTATAAAAGATCTTGATTTTTGCCACCTACAGTAAATCCTCTAACTTTGTTGGTTGGTGGTGAAAGTAAGTCTGTAAGATCGTTAAAATATACCCTGGTATTTTGATTTGATGCTGCAAGTGAATTTGTTAAAGTGGCATTAAGTTTTTCATATCTAATAACATTATCTGCTGCTGGGAGTTCTTTTGGTTGAAGTATATGAGTGATGTACGCATGATTATCTTTAGATAAAGCGTCTTTCTTATATCTTGATGAAAATAGTGCATTTTGACCAAAATTACTGTTTGAGTTAGTAATTGATTGATCACCACCAATGTCAGCAACAAACTGCTTTGCATATCCAATAGCAAAGATAGAAACACACTGAATGAATGCATCATTAGATGCTTTTATGTGGAAAGTTTCCCATTCAGGTCTATATCTTGCTCTTGATGATTGGTGCAAGAATTTGTCTACACCAAAATTAGTTTGGAATTTATATGCTCCAGAAGTTGCATCATATTCTGCAAATGCTCTATCATCCTTTTGTAGAGAAATTCCAGTAAATTGTGCTGTGACCATGGATCTAAATCCTTTGGCCTTTGATCCATCTGCATGGAGACCATTCATACCATAAACAGACTTCAAACTACAGTTGAAGACGTATGGAGATGCTGAGGCAACAGTATCTGAGATTACTTTTACCGATGCTCCAGTTACACTTGGGTTTAGAGTCTGAGTAGGAACATTAGATAGTAAATATGTAAATTCTGTTTCGCTTGTTACCTGAGCAACAACAAAATTTCCATTATACTCTAGTTCTGAAGTTGGACCTTCAGCCTGAGCTAATCCAGATATGATAATTGGGGTGAATGGTGATAGATTGTGTGGTGATTGAGTCTGAACAGTGATTACAGGAGTTCCTGATACACCATTTCCAGAAATTGCTGATGTAATAATGATAGAACCAGTTCCAAGTTCACCAACAATTCTATTTTCATCTACGTTTGGTTGGAAATTGTCATATCCATCAATAATGCTTCTTGAGGACTGAGCACCAAATCCCTTACTTAGTTTATAGTAGTAGTTTTCTAAATCAGTATGACCAGTGCTGGTATTATTTTTTACTATTACATTAGTATCATCTGCATATTCAAACGCAGTAAGTTTGTGGTGTGAAAAGTTTGGTACAGTTGTATTTGTTGAATAATTATTATATACTTTTCCAATTGGATCACCATCAAAAATAGTAAATCCAAAGATGTAACAAGCACCAGTTAGTTTGAATATGGCTGCTGGATCAATATTGGCATCTACTGGACTTGGAACAAATTTTGGTCTTATCTTTGTCTTTCTTAAATCATGAGCAACAAGAGAAGTTCCCTTTGGTACTATGACGCCACCATCTACACTATTATAAATGTATAATTGGTTTGCAGGATCATTAATATCAAAATTAGTGGAAACGTTAAATTCAGTAATAGTTCTGGTGGCACTATTTACATCCTTTAATACGTTGGAACTATCTACCCAATATCCAGGTCTGTTGTCAATAAAGTGAGTTCCTGGGGATAGTAAAATGGTGGTTTGGTCAAAAAGATCATTATTAGTTCCAGGAACATAAGAGAATCTTGCAGCTTCAATTAATGCCCTTTGAATGGTTTTAAAAGGTCTTAACCTTGAGTTTCCCCTATTATCAATAGAATCTGAAGCATCTAACTCATTTGGATCAACATATAGGGTATTACCATTGAGATTCTTCAAAAAGTTCTCTAATCTCGCTAAAGGCATTTTAGAGTATCCTTACGTATTTTCTTCTGTCTTATTTATCAATAAATACCATTACCAATCTTTTGTAATTTATGGCAATTAGCACAAA